TGAAACAAACCAAGAAGTGATATTATACTCGCTCTGTTGAGTTTGTGGATGAATGCAGAGTCGTGAAAGTTCGAATAATCCTTGCTGCTCATTTCTCTCTAATCCAAAGGCACCTTTTGCGATTTCGGGCACTGGCAACCCAGTAAAAATTACCGTGCCACACAATCCTCCAATATTTAATGGAGAAAACTCATTTTTCTTGAAGAGACCAAAATTGTGTCCCGATTTGAAAGTTTTAGAATGATCTTTAAGATAATGATAAGTCAGTAAGAGATCTTCTGCTTGCTTTTTTGTGATGCGGTCAATGTGGTAATCGGATTTCATAAAAAGGAACTATATGTTGTAATATGGTATTTTGTTTTACCAGTAAGTCTCACAGCATCCTTTATTGAATCATATACAACGCCATTATAGCACAATTTTCGTGCTCTTGGATTTTTTCCGCCCATTATATTAGGATTACTAATACCTCTGTTCCAGGGGATTCTTCCTCTACAAGAATCACTTATTTTTTTCCTAACCTCTGGTCTCTTAGTTGGATTTTTATCTCCAATTAATTTTCCTCTTGCTCTTATTCCTTTTTCTATATCAGACTGTCTCCTTTTTTCAGTCATAGTTTTTGGTGTTCCTCTATTTGCTTCAGCAATCTTTCTTTTATGAGATTCTGATAGAGGTTTTCCAAGTCTTACTTTTCTTCTGTTTTGAATATCTTGTTCGGTCATTACTTTTTTAGAGCATCCTTTTCCACCATTAGTTTTGTTATGTAGAATTCCAGTTCCTAAATCTTTTCTACCAAAGATTGAAATCATATAAATTTCGTGCCTAAATGCCTCTTCTTCGGCAAGATTTTTCTTTAAGAATAAAATTCTTTCTTTTGATGGTGGATAAAAACCACTATGCTTTGAAAATGCTCTTCTACCTTTTCCCTTACCAACATAATAGGGAGTTCCATCTTCACGCAAATATGCGTAAGTGTAGTATTCCATCTGCTTCTAAATTGTGTTCGCAATAATATTTATACAAGAAAAGGAGCATTTCTGCTCCCTCTCTACTCTTATGGATGCGAACACATTAGAGCATTATTATTTAGGCATCAATCATCAGATGCTAATTTTGCGAAATACGACAAGGCATCATCGTCTTCATCATCCTCAACAGGCGCAGCAGCACGACGAGTGGGTTGAAGATTACTGATTTCCTCACGAAGGTCGTCAGTCAACTCACGGGAAGAACCACGAGTGTATTCTTCCTCTTCACCTTCCTCTTCATCAAGACGCACATTTGCTTTCGATCCAAGCACAGAATGAAGTCGTGCTTTCAGTTCTTCATAAGTCTTGAATTGGTCAGGAGAAACAAACTCAGCAAGAGAATACTGCTTTTTCCAGATTGCTTCCAGAGCATCATCATCATCCAAGAGAGCATCAGGACGTGCAAACTCACTAGAATCATAGTTGCGATAACCAGCAACATTCTTTGCCTTCAGTTTGAAGTTGGCACCTTGCCAGAAGTCAAACGGATCGATTGCTTCCTCATCTTCAAACTCAGGTTGCATCGCAGCAGTGAGTTTATCAAAGATTTTCTTACCATACTTATAGAGAAAAACCTTACCCTCATTCTCAGGATTAGCAGGGTCTTTTACCACATAGATGTTAGAAACATAAGTCAGTTTACGCTTCTGCTTACGTGCAACATCTTTACCAGCATCAGTGCCATTATTCCAGAGACTAGAATTGTGCTCACACACAGGGCACTTTTGATTCATAGTCGTCAGGCAGGTGTCAATCAACCAACCACCAGGACCTTGGAATGCGTGACTATAAACCTTTACAAACGGCAGGTCTTCGCCGTCAGGAGCAGGAAGGAAACGGATTATGGCATAACCATTATTTGCCTTATCACATTCAAGTTTCCACAAACGGTCGTCAGAAGAACCTGACCCACCAGTATTCATTTTTTCTACTTCTTTCACCAGTTTGGCGGTGAGAGAACCAAGTTTAGATTGCTTTTTAAGGTCGGAAAAACCCATTTGGATACCTCGGATAAATTGGATTCGTTGGATTACTCGGATAGTATAACAGGGATTCCCTCAACTGTCAATGTATTGTTTGAGGGATTGAATAGTCTTAGTCATACTACTGAATAAAGTATTCATATCAGTCTCTGGTGGGAATCCCATCAGAGCAACTGATTTGCGTAGATTCTCTTTCATCTCAACCGCTTTAGGGTCATCAGAAAGGGACAACCTAGTATACATCACTCTTTGCTTTTCTAGCAAGGTTTCAAGTTTTTCAATATGCTCCAGTTTTGTTTCACGATCCATCATACCGAAAGTCAGAATGCTTCCGTAGATGCTTTCCTGTAACTGATTGATTTCTTTCAGTTCGTCTTGAATAATATCGGATTCAAAAAAGTTACTCATTAATAATGTCCCGTAAAATTTTTTTAAACTGGAATATATCCGTATTTATGAATGGATTATACTTTTTGATTTTCAAACTTACGGTTTCCCACACAGGGTCGTCAAGTTTTTTATCAAAGGTCTTTGAGAAACCAAATATTTTGTCGTAGATGACTAAGGTTTCTAGAGATAACTGCCCGCTTAGAAACTTTTTGAGGATGATTGGGTGTCCTTTGGAACAGTTGAAAACATCCTCTAATTTGTTCTCCAAGAGCAATTCGTTGCTTTGCTCTTTGAATAAGTAGGTCAAACTCTGTTGTCTCCGCATCCACTCTGCGTAGGTTCTTTCGCCAGAATTTATAATTTGACCAATCCATAAGTTGTCCGGGGAATCTGCTGCTACAAAGTTTGATACAAGAAAATTTACGACTTCTTTATCATTATACTTGCGTGAAGTCTTTTCGAACCAGTATTTGTCCTTTCTTTTGTTGAACGAAGTTACACTGGCACGGGTCTTCGCACCGTATTTAAAGAAATCGTATTTTGGGTTTGTGAAATGATTTTTTAACGACAAGTAATGTTGGTAGGTTTCAAAGGGGGTCACTTTCAGCATCGACTAACTCAAGATCTTCAATACAATCAACAGTAACTTCGTGTTCAGAAATGCGATACCAATGTTTATCAACACCAAGAGTATCTGGATAAAAACCTAGATATTCGATATCATCGCATTTATTCTCACGCAACCACGCTTGTAGACGATGGTGCATTAATTCATCACGGGTAATCATAGAGGCAGTTTTGCGCGTGAAGTCTTCTTCATAAAGTTAAGACGAATGGCATCCCATTTCAGTCTTTCTTTAAGTGGTTTTGAAATAAGTTTCGTTACTGAGTCTACTTCAAGGTTATTGATTTCGCAATAGTGGCAAATAGCATCAATGTAATTCATATTCTCCACTGCCACGATATTCTCTATTTCCAGAGCAAACTTGGAGGGTGTAAGAAACTTATTTTCTATGACTTGTTCTAATTCTTTATTGGGTTCCATATGATTCCAATTTATCTCTAACAAACTCTCTAATGTATTCGGTGAGGAGTTTGATGTATTTTGTTTTGTCTCTTTCTTCATAGACGACGCATTCTCCATTTTCGCAAGCCATAATGATTACAAGTTTTTTAACTGGAATACCAGTCAGTTCGTAAAGCATACAACCATATGCCATACATTGAACGAAATAGTGTTCGATCCACTCTCGTGGTTTTGGTTTTTTAGAAGTCTTAAAGTCTATGATTGACAATTCGCCATCAAACTCTGCGATGCAGTCAACAGTGCCAGCAATGCCTAGTTGTTTGCTGTAAAGTGACCCTTCAAGAGCGTGAATATTATTTATACGATTGAGAGTTGACTTAGAAATCTTGAATAAGAAATCAGACAAAGGTTGGACTTCTGGTAAATCCCTATTATATAAGTAATTTTCAACAAGTGTATGCATATCAGTGCCACGACTTGTTGCTTGTCGAGTAATCTTATCTGCTTCTTCTTCACCAATCTTTTTTCGCCAGTTGACAAATATCTGGCGATTTTTATGACTGGTGACAGAAGTAATAGAAACAAGTTTTAAAAGTTCATCTTCATCAGGGACAGAATAATATCTTACCCCATCAATCGTTTCTCTCTCAAGTTGGGGTAAATTCAAATCAATGTGATTAAATATCAAAAACCTGCCTCCATTTTTGCGGTGATATATTCCTTGACAAGTCCAGAGCGAACAATATCTTCTATACCAAATTCAATTATATCAAAGGAAGGCATTTTACGCAAGACTGACATAAAATCTACAATACCATTCCTTTCATTTGTCTTTTGTAAATCAGACTGAGTAGCATCACCACAAAACATAATCTTAGTATTTTCACCAACACGAGTGATGATTGAATCTAATTCGTGAAAGTTTAGATTCTGAAACTCGTCTACAATAATAATAGCATTATCAAGAGTTGTGCCACGAAGGAATGAAGTGGACCAAAACTTGATTGTTTCTTGTGACTTTAGATTTCCATAGAGCATTTCAAAGTCAGCATCAGAAGGCATCTGGAACATATACTTCACCATATTCTTATAAGGAATCTGGTAAATATCTGCCTTATCATCGTGGCTTCCAGGCAAGAATCCAATTTCACGAGTAGCAACTAGTGAGCGGACAATATAAACTCTTTCGTATGGACTTCTTTCATCCAATACATCTTTAATGGCATTAAAGAGTGTGATAAAAGTTTTACCTGTTCCAGCGCATCCATAAGCAACCAAGTGCTTTTGCTCTTTATAAGCATCAAATAACTTTCTTTGATTGTCTGTAAGAGGTTCAATATCTACAAGATATTCTGAACTCAGTGGTTTTTTGCGCTTCATTTGACGAGTAGTAAGACCAACCCCGATTGGTTGCTCTGCTCTTTTTCTTCTTGCCATAGTTGGTTATAGTTTTTTTACAGTTGATCCAGGTGCTTTGCTTGCCTTTTCTAAGACATCATTCCATCCAGGATTTTTACTTACAAGTTTATTCCTCCACTCACCAACTTCTCCTGGTTGAGGGCAAGTTGATGGGTCGGACCAATCACGAATCCAATCAGGATTATCAGTTTTCCACTGGTCCCAGTCGTGGATGCTCATTTCCACTTCTTTCTGTTCACCAGTTTTGGTATTGACTATCGGATATACGGGCATAAAGTTACGAATTCAAGATAAAATATTTAGACCCACTCTAGTGCTTCTGCCACAGTTGGGAATTGTTCGGAAAATACTCTCTTACATTCTAGAGCAATGTCCATATGCTCTTTCTGTGTGCCATTGGCGGAACGAAGATTAATGTAATGAATCCACGACCTGCAAGATCCACTCATATAAATGCGTGTAGGGGTTGCCAAGGGCAATACAAACCTCGCACACTCTTTTGCTACTCCAGCGTCTAGGAGGCGCTTGTAGAGGTTGTTGGCGGCGGTGAAGTGCTCAGCAATTTCTGTCTGATACTTGAGTTTTACATAGTCTCCAAGGTCATCCGTAGAGTTCTGACGGTTCTTGGTGTCCTGGCGGCGCAGGTCGGGCACAGGAATATGCTCAGTGATTAGGTTAGTATCAGCATACCGTTGCGAAAATTCCTGAAATGTGAAACTCCTATGACGAAGAATTTGCGCTGCAATACCGCGATTTGTTTCAATCTCAAGTGTCATAAATGCTTGCTCAAACACACTCCAGTGATTGTGCTTGATACAATACGCAAGAAGTTTTGCGTAATTCTCATTAGTCTGATTTTTTGGATTGGACACTCTCGCAACATATGCCATTGTTTGCTCAGCATCAGGAGTTACACTAATTAGTTTTACACTCATTTCTTTCCAAATCCTTTTGATGTTTGCGCTTCTAACTCTTTAATTTGTTCTTTTACAGCACGAAGTTGTGCTTTCATTTCTTGAATTTTGTCATCATTATAAAGATGGTCTTGTTTGATTAATCTTTCAAGAAGTTTTACAAGTTGTTTTGCTCTTGATGTTTCAGTCATCTAAATCAGAATCCTCAAATATTTCGTCGTAATCTAAGATTGGTCTTTTTCTCACATCTGGTTCCGTATATGAGTAAGCAGAAACATCGGAATACACTTCTGCTTTTAGAGAATCAACCAACAGTTCAAGATTACGGACGATAAGTTTTAGTTTGTCTTTGTCCATAAGATACCATTCTCTCAACTCATTTTACACAAAAAAAGAGGGGTAGTCAACCCCTCCTGTTATAAATCGGTTCAATAGATAAAATATCTTCAAACCATTCCCGTAAATGTATTCGGTAGCAAGACCAATACTTACATCCTCTATAAGTTAGAAGATAGCAAGCAGGTGGTCTGTTTTCCTTATCCATGTCATCATAATGATAGACATAGTGTTGCATTTACTTACTCAGTAATAGAACTTCAATATATATCAGATAAATGAATGCTGTTGATGCCCCTGCAATAGCTGCAATCATAGCAATCACTTTCCTGCTCCTGCGTTTACTAGCAGTGCTTGGTGACGACGATTCTCTTTTTGCTTTTGCTCTTTAATGAGTTGAAGCACATTGAGTTTTTTCATCACTTATGACCCTCCTTTACAAACTTAACACCACGATAGGTTTCGTTGTATTGTTGGGGTTGTTGCATCATTTGCTGTTGATACTCAAGACGCTTCTGAGTATCATACTCTACACCACGGTATACGACTTTAGACATTAGGTTTCTCCTTAGTTTTTTAGGTTAAAGAGCGTTCCTTCAGTCGGCGTTTGCGGGATTTAGTATCCTGAACGATCCGTTCCGCGTCGGCTTACTTCCGTCTGGTTTTCCAGATGAACGATAGAGGTATTATACCCCCTTTCATCGTATATAGCAATCTTATCTTGTAACTTTTGTTACAATTTTAAAAATCTTAATAGTCAAAAAAATTACCGGGATTTTTTTCCCAGCATCCGTGAAATCACTTTCTCTTTTTCTTTTCGGGAGACTTATAACCCCAGAGTTTCGGATTGACTCTACCGTATCCAAACTCAATACTCTTTAGATTTTCACGAAACTTATCCCAATACATATCAAACAATTTAATTCTTCCACCACGAGTCAGGTCAAAACAAATCTTATCATCAACCATATACTTGATTATATAAGCATCATTTGGGGCATCTTTAGTGCATACTTCAGCATAGGATCCATCCTGAATCAGAATCTCACATCCGTATCGTGACTTACAGGTTTCTTTTTCTGCGGGTGTCCAGGAATCCATATGCTTTTCTGTGCCTTGTGCTTTTTCAACTGCATCACGAAGTCTGCTCACGAACGACCTCCCCATTGAATATCAGGATATGCCTCAGCGACAATTTCCTTTGTAATTTTATATTTGGTTTGAAGTCTCTTATCCTTACAGAGGCAAAGAATTTCTGCCTCAAGGGGGTGCAAACCTTCAAGAATATTAATAAACATTGTTTCTCTACGAAGAGAACTTAGACTATCATTTCCACCTTTAACGAAATTATAAAATCTAGTATATTCTTTACGAATTGTAGACTTTCCTTGATCTGCTGCACCAAGAGATTGTGAGTTCAGTTCACCCATCTTATACACAGCATCATCAATTTTTCCACTTAAAGTTCCACTATAAGATGTCTGATCTTTAGTAGAAGAATATGGAACATCTCCTTCTGGGAGAAGTGAAATTATACTTTCGTCAAAATTCCAAATTAAAACCGACTTAATAGATGGATCTTCATATTTTTTAAGAACCTCTACCTTTTTTGCATTTGAACGTTGCTTTGATACTAGATTAAAAACTTCAAATGCAAAAGGATTTACAGGAAGATCCAGTGTTTCTGTTGTAGATTTTGGTTTTGTTGCTGCTTTTTTTGTGGTCGTTTTTGTCTTTGTTGTCGTTGTCATAATTCTACAAAATGTTGAATACTATTAGTGATATTTATTGAATATTAATCCTCATCTTCTACATCTTCCATTTCAAAGTCATCATCAAAATAACCTTCTTCAAATCTTACGGATACAATTTCTTCATCAATGAGGTCACCATCTTTGTTATAAAATTCTGGATGGTAAGCAATCTGTTGTGGACCTTCTTGATGTGTCATCATATATTCTCTGGCAACCCAACCTGTAACAAGTCCCACTATAAGAAACAAAATGGTTAGAAAGGAACCTAAAACTAAACTAACTGCTAACATTTCTTTTTCTCCGGGAAACTACTTTTTTCTTCCTTGATTTTAAGGAAAATTCAAAATAGATAGTTACTTCCCGATTCAGAAAGCAAACTATCTTCTCAAAAATGAGATGGAATGGTTGAGTCTGCTTTCTTTTACCTCCATTAAGAATGAAATCAACGCCACGATTTCTGTGGTCTGAGTTATTTATGTTAGTATCAGACAATTTGCTTTTCTTTCAAGTATTTGACAGTATCATTACATCCACCAAGTTTTTTATCATCACAGATGACTTGAGGAAATGTAGATCCTTCACCAAACTCAGCATAAAACTCATCTTTGGTAAAGTGCTCGTCAAGATTATAAACGACAAAGTTACTTCCTGTCAACTCTAATACTTGTTTGACTTTGTAGCAATAGGGACAATTCTCTTTTGAGTATACGGTAAAATTCATATCAGTTTTATTTTTTATTATATATTATATCACATTAGATTCCATAACGACCACGGAGTGCGTTGAAGTTTTGTTGGATTTGTAAGACCATCACCAGCAAAACTATAGGATGTTGCTCCAGTAGAAACCTGAATATTACCAGGATAGGTTAATGTTCTTTCGTGAATACTATCAGTAGAAACTTCCAGAGTATAAAGTTTTGTTCCATCATTATTAAATCCAAAGTCCCTGGTATTTGTTGTAGCACCTGTGGGATGCTTTTATGCCAGTTCTTCAAGTGTCCTCAAATCCAAGTTCTTACACTTGCCTTTGGATGTTCTTTACAAGCACCTAACACTTCTTCAACAAAAGGAACAAAGTGCTTATACATACCCGAGTTGAACTTCTTATAATGCTCTGGATTTTCTTTGAGTTTCTTCAACCCTTCTTCAAGAGGAGAAATCAGTTTGTCTGCAGTTGGATTTTCACAAAGGTCATATGGATGCCATAGAGCAGTATAAATCCCCGCTTCTTCTGCCATCTTATTCAGGTTGGAAGTGATGTTAGCAGAAAACAACTCAACTTTATAAGGTTCTTTTCCACCTGTATCAACTTCAACTTCTAACCAAATATCAAGAGACATAATGTGTTTCTGTGTGTATGAGATTATTATAAGGCATTTGGAGACCTTGTGGAGTGCTTCTGTGCCAGTTCTTCAGGTGTCACATAATACCCTTAAGAGACTCATCCTGAGAAGACTCAATAAATTTCTTCAAGGCATCATATTGTTTTGTAGTCAATTCAAGAGTTTGTTTCTTGTAGTTTGGGTTTTGTGCAACATAACGACGAACAAGAGAATCCCCATCAGTCGCAAGAATTGATAGAGTTTCTTGTGATGTGTTTGGATGTACTGCAACCCAATAACGAACATAAGAATCCTTATCAGTCGCAAGGACTGCTAAAGTTTCTTGTGATGTGTTTGGGTGTTGTGCAACCCAATAACGAACACCAGAATCCTCATCAGTCGCAAGAATTGCTAGAGATTCTTGTGATGTGTTTGGGTGTCGTGCAGGAGTTTCAATTTCCGTGAGAACCTTAAGGAGAATTTGGGAAATTTGTTCTGGTGTGTAGGTCATTATGCTACTCTTTCAGCACTGTCTTCGAATTCTTTAATATTTCTAATGGAATCTCTTCCTTGTTGTTTTAGTCGTTCAATCAAGTCCTTAATGTCGTCAATAGCAATCATATTGTATTCTACATTCATATTCTCACAGATAAGTGCGTCTACCATACACGATAATGAAAGTGCTTGTAACTCAATTATACTAATTGGCCCACCAGTTGGTAATGATGCACACTCTTCGTTGTAAAAAGCATTATATCGTCTCAGCACAGTATCACTGCGTTGTTTGCGTTCTTCATCCACAAACTTATCAGCATCAAATACTTGTGATTTAGCAAACTCTTCTTGGAATTTTTCAGTATCCATAAGTTCTCCTGTGGTCATTTCTTTAAACTTTTGTTTTCCGTATCCAGTGAGTGTGTACTTTTTTCTCAACTCATTCACTTCCTCCTGTGTAAGATTAACCCAAGGTCTTTCATAGTGATTTTTATCTATGAGTGTATCATACCAGAAGAAGCATCTGGTTTCGAGTTCCCCTGTGACAGTTTCACAACCGACACAATATCTTTATGGCGATTGCGTTTTCCAGATGCTACTTGCTTAAGGTTTGAACAATTGTATCCATTTTCTCTTGACCATTTATTAAGATTAAATATAATTATTTCATTACCATCTACAAAAGTTAATTTCCACCAATATGACCTTGTGGCACTTCTCTTCTCCAAAGATTCTTTTGAGTATTTTATACCTTTCATTGATTCACTTTGTTTTCTTCTTGTTTCTTTGGAAGGAGATTTTCCATAATTGGGATGATTTTTACCACTTTTCGCCTCACTCATTTTTTTGCGAGATTCCTCACTATGGGATTTGCCTAAAAATGGATGTTTTTGTCTTTTTCTTGCTTCTCTAAGTTTTTGTTTGGTTTCTTCACTCATATTGGAAGAACCATCACCACCATCAGTTCTATTATGAAGAATACCAGTTCCTAAATCTTTTCTGCCAAACACGAAAATCATATAAATTTCGTGCTTAAATGCTTCTTCTTCCGTTAAGTTATCTTTGAGAAATATTATTCTTGACTTATCTTTTGGGGGTTTTATATCATTTTTATATTTGTAATATACTCTTTTTTTACATCCTTTACCAATGTAATAAGGAGTTCCATCTTCCCGCAAATATGCGTAGGTATAAAATCTGTTAGGATTTTTCATTTCTATTCTATTTGGACTGCATTATTATTTATAAAATTTCATAATAGAAAAGGTGCCCATAAGAGCACCTAATCTTGTCCGTAGAGATTGCAGTCCAAACAGACATTTCTATTTATCAATATCCTCCTTACCATTTTCTTCTTCAAACTCACCAGCATCAAACACTTGTAATTTAGCAAACTCTTCTTGAAACTTTTCAGTATCCATTAGTTGCCCCACTGTTAGTTCTTCCTCACTCATTTATCCCAAGCATATCCTTTAAGAATTTGCACATCATTCTGTAGTTCTTCAACTTTCTCACGAAGAGTGTTATTTTGGTCAATCAAATCATAGATAAGCATTGTAAGATTGTAAGTATTCACTTTTTCCAAAATGTGGTCATCACTCTTTGAGATTTTATTGTAGATTTGTTCCCATTCCATTTGTTCCATAAGTTTCCTCAGTTTTTGTTTTCCGTAATCCGTTAGTTCTCTTTTAGAATTTTTTAGAGTCTGTACTTCTTCTGGTGTAAGAAAGAATCCATCACCAATATTACCATAATCTTCACTCATCTCTAATCTTCTTCAGTCATTTATATCCCATGTTCTGTGGTTTGCTTTTGCTTGACGGTTAAAGTATTCTCCAAAGTTTTTGTCTCGTTCTTTCTTTAAATTTTCATAATCCTCATCATTTGGAATGGGAGGAAGTTTTGACCATCCAGAGAACCAATTTTTGCTCTCCCATTTCCAAAGTGTGGAATCATCACACAACACATAGTTGCCTGAAATTTGAATTGGTTTCCTTTCCATCATTTTACTCCAAGTTGTTTGAGTTCATCTTCAGTTAGATTAGCAAGTTCTTTCTTAAGTTGTTGAAGTTTTTGTTTCTTTGCCTTTGCGTTCTCTACCTCTTCTTTCTCCAGTTGTTTTACTCTTTCATTATACTCTTGGTCGTTTTCTTCACGATGCTTGTAGATATAGTATTCTCTTCCACCATCGTACCCATAATATTCAATATCAAGTCCTATCCAACCAGCATCTAATTCTGCTTGAAGTGAAGCAATAATACTCTCAAGAGAACCCTCAAAGTCCTCATGATATCTTTGAGTTTCTTTGACTTTGATGCGTTTGATAGTCATTTCAGTTCCTCCAGTTCATTCGCAAGTTCAAGGATGTTCTTTTCAGTAATACCAATATACTTGAGTTCTTCTACAACTTTACGAAGAGTAGCAACAGCAATTACATTTGGATGAGATGGTTCCATATCACCCCAGTCCCACCAAACTTGATGAATAGCATCTGCGACTGCTCGTGCTTTTTTAGTCATTTTTCAATCTCCACATTTCCCCAACGATTGAGTGCTTCACGGATAGTATTTCTAACTTCGGGATAAAGATTGTAATAACCTCCAATCTCATCCCAGAGTTCATCAATTTGTTCGTCTGTTGGTTTAGTCATTTTGATTTCAAGTTTAGTTTCAGGACATTTGGTTCCAGGAGTTGGAAAAGGAATACGAAACTTTTCTTCTCCATCTGTTTTGAAGATTAGGTCAGTCATTTTTTGTTCCACCACAGATTTTCAAGGATTTGTCCTTTATAAGCATTATATCCAGAATAATACATTTTTTCTTCTTCTGTAGTTCCCTTTTCTACTGGAGGTAACCATTCTTGAAAAAGACTAATGAATTTTTTAACCAAAAGTGGGTCGTGTAATCCACCTGTTTTTTTGAAGATATAAAGTTCCAATGAGTCTTTATTGGATTCAGTCATTTTCAGTTGCCTCACGATAACTTTGTGCGTTGAGTGTTCTCCACATTATAATCTGCTCAAAACATTCTCCAAGAGAAGAGCATAAGAAGTCTGCTTCATCAATCAAATCCGGACCATCAAAAATTTTAACAAAATACTGGTTGTCTTGTGGAATGGAGTTAATCTCTACTTTCATAAAGAGGTGTTTGTGTGTATGAAGTCATTATACGACAAAAGGCACCAGATTTCAAGTGCCCGTGTTCCAGTTTTCATAGTGTCTTTATGCTATTCTGCGTCAGAGCATATTCGTATCCACATAAAAATGCACTTTCAACCCAACTGATAAGAATTTGTTTCCTTTGGTTCTCATCCTCAATTTTTATGTCGTCCATAAAGTATTCATACCGATATGTAAATCGTCCATAAAAATCTCCATAAAACCACTTGTTGAATCCAAGTTCAGCATCTTCTTCTGGTGAATTGTATTCTTTCGCAGGATGTTTAGTCATAAGTTTTCAAAGTGTCCTCACATATCATTATAAAACACATAATCAGTATCAATTAAAGAAATTCCATATTCAAGAATAGGAATATCTTTTTCCAATTTAGAAGCATAAGAATCTGCATCCTGTAGTCCTTCAAAAACAGGAGAACTACCCCAAACATCTTTCATATAAGAACCAAGATTATAAGGTTGATTTTTTTCATACCAATCAAAGTTATCAATAGCACAAGTTTCTGCAACCCTATAAACTGCATAGGGTTCAGTCTTAACCCACGCATTATCCTCTTGCTTGCGAGTGCGAATGGTTTTCAGGATGTAGATGCCATTGTCAGCAGACATAGAAACCTCAGTCGTGTATGAAGTCATTATACGACCAAATCCACCCCACCACAAGGCAGAGTGGTCAGTTTATCAAGTGTCCTCACCAAACTCCTTGTAAATCGCATCTATCCATATATTATCACAATATTTCTTAAATTCTTCACTTCCCATATTATTCCTTAAATACTCTTCAAGTGTGAGGTTATTCTCATCCAAGAACTTTTGAAGTTGTTCATGGTTCATAAACTATAATTTCAAAGGTCATTTTTGTTCCACTCATTATATCTCTTTCGATACTCATACTAGATACTGTTGCTTCACCATTTTTGACTTGTTCTACGATTTGATGAAAAGAAACATTCACACTATCAGGGTCATAAGTTTTGATTGGTGATGCCTTTGTAATACCTGTGTTTGATGTTGGTATGATGCTTGTGGTCAGTGCCGTTACTGGGTCAGGAATTTTATTGTTTATTTGTTCTATAAAATCTTTTGGAAGAAAAAATTTAGTATCTTCTTCTGGTTCAGGTTTTGGTTTGGGTTGTTCTTTCTTTTCTGGGTAAAGTTCATAGAACTTTTTTATGAGGGCATCATTCATTTCTCATTCTCTTTTTTTCTTTTCCAACCTTGTAGTATTTTGTTTATCATCGGTCTGAAACCTCAATTACAATACCATTCTTTTCCGTAAAAGGAACTTTTTGATAGACGTTTTTACCATCTTTATAATCAACAAGGGCATTATAGGGATTAAACATATGTTTCCCATACACTTCCTCTGTTCCCCATTTTGTTGAAAAGGAACAATAATCTAGAGTTTGATTACTAACTTTAAAATCTTTATTATATTCACCAAACCCCTCACAACGATAATGGAAAAAAACCTCCACATCTTCTGGATACTCTTGTAGTTTTGTAATCAGTTCTTTTACTTTCATTCTTTTATCCCCAATACTTCTCGTCCTCGTGTGATTCCAAGATAAAATACTCATAAGGTTTCTGTGGGAAAGTGGTGATTAGTTTTGTCCAACCCGCATCCACAAGTCATACCAGCAATAAAAGCATCTTCCAAAGCACGACGAAGACAACCTACACTAACATCGTGAAAATCCAAAGAATCTCTACCACGAAGTTCCAAAGTTTCAATACCTGGAATATTCTTCTGGGCAATTCCTGTTAGAATTTTGTTCAAATATTTTTGAGTGTCGTTCATAATGTATCAGTAATTGTAGGAGTTGTGGAACAAAGAAGAGCAAGTAGAAGAAACACAAACCATCCTTCTTTACCTTTGGAAGCAAGAATGGTTGCTCCAATTACAGAGGTAATAGAGACAGCATTGGAGATGAGTAATAAAAGTGTTGGATCCATCAGTTCTATGTTTGTAAGATCATTATACACCACAAGACCATCAACCACAAGGGTCAGTGGACACTTCATCAGGTGTCACATAATACCCTTAAGAGATTCATCCTGAGAAGATTCAATCAGTTTCTTCAGGGCATC